CGCTAGCGAGAAGGAAAAGGTTACCGTTCAGGTAGCTAACTACAGCGTATCCAAGCTCGTCGCTGCCGCGTCCAGAAGGGTCAACGGCCATGACAACCCCGGTGTATTCAAGAAATTCATCCCCTATTTGAGCCGGTTTGTAGAAAAGGTCACCATGAAGCCCAACCGATGGAAGGTCTAGGGCTTTATCGCCATTAGCCATCCACACGACTTTATTAGGACCGTTTTCACGGTTAAGGCGGAACACACAAAGGTCTCTGAGTTTGAGAGGGAATTTCTCCTCATCACTCAGGCTGATGTCTAGGAGGAACTGAAGGTTGAACGTTGAACGTCCAATGGACATTTGACGGGCTTCTAGTTCAGCCCAATCAAAACGTCGAGGGTCTACAGGGTGTCCAGCAAGTCCTGGGTCATCATCTAGATCAGCTTGGATCTTGGGTGCTAGACGGTTGCCGTAGTAGTTCTTGAGTTTCTTACCAGTGGGATACAGAGCAGGCCAGATCCTGACGGAGTAGCCAGAGACCTCAAGCTTTGCGTAAACACTGTCTTGGGTGTGAGGCGTACCAAGGAACACGATCTCACCACCAGGCTTGATCACCGAGTCAAACTCTTTAATTGATTCCCGGAGCTTGTCTCGAATTAGTTGGGTTTCACAGGACTGAGGTGTTTCAACGTCATCAGCAACGATAAGGTCAGCGCGAGAGCCAGTAATTTGACCGAAGATGCCACTAGATCGGACTGAAGGAGATTGGTCTGGTTTCGCTCCGTAAACGTCAAAAGCAACTTTTGAGAACCGTTGGGTGTCGCTAGGGAATAGGTCTTTGACCATGAACCAGTTTCGGAGCAGGTCATGACAAAAGACGGAGAACGCATCTGCACGGTCTTGAGCTGCAGAGATCACCAGCACTTTACAGTTTGGATCCCTACGCAGTCTCCACAGCACATAACCAGCTGTCAGGAACGATTTACCACAACCCCGATACGCCATGATGATGCGTCGGTTAGGGCCGTTCTGTAGGTAGTCAGCAACTTGATACTGAACAGGGGTAGGGCTAGGAAGCCTTAGGTAGTCCCAAAGGTAGGTAGCAAATACAGGAAACGACTCTGCAGCTTCCTTAATAATCTGTTCAGTTTGTTTGCTTGTTCTTGACATTGACCGCCCATTTGAACATCTGACTGAGGTTATTCTGCAGGATCACGGTCATTTTTAAGAACTCAAACAGCATCTTCTCTAGGTCTTCCCGAGAGGCGTTTGGAATGTCTCGTCGTACCTGTTCAAGCCGTAGCTGCTGTTCTATGGATAGCTCGAAACAGGGCATAGGAGGTAGTTCATCCATTGGTCAATAACTTGCTCACGCACCTCACAATACTCAGGGCGCTGTTTAAACCAAGTTTTCCAGTTAGAACTACCCTTTTCGTGGTTGCACTTTCGACACGCAGGAACAATGTTGGTGGCTAGGTCTTCTCCACCTTTGGTTTTGGGATGAATATGGTCCAGGGTTAACTCTTCGCTTTTGACACCGCAGTAAGCACACTGACAACCAAAAGCTTCTTTAATTGATTGTCTCCATTGCTTTACTGCTTCACGACGCTGGAGGGCTTGAAGATTTGCCATAGCAGCCTCTGGTGTCAAATAGACAAAGCCCCCGGATGGCGAACGAATCACCATACCGAGGGCTCTGCTTGGTACATATAGGAAGTTTTAGTTCCTAAGCACCAATATAAGACCTGACCTTCTTGATATCGACTTCTGGCAAGGCAGAAATCATCTCGGAAATAGCCGACATATCACCACCGTTAAGAGCAGTGATGCCTTGGTCTTTCAGGAACTTAATAGCGTTTGCCAAGTCAGAAGCCTTAACGTCATCACGATTGAGTTGATCAATCAGCTTGGTAGCAACTAAACGGTGAAGACTATAAAGATCATCTTCCGAAGCAAGTCCATCAGTCTTATTTAGAGACTTTTTTGGAGCGGCTGCCATAAATTACACGGAACAGTTTCAACCCCAATTGTACGAGGCTGTTTTCCTTGAGACGAGACACAGCAATCAATTCAGAAGCTGCAAAAGCACAAAGCCAAAAAGTGGCTTGCACATGGGGATCAGAAAAATCCATAAAGATACCTAGCTAGGGTTCTTGATCAAAATAGCCCAACCAGAGTTAGGCCCCTCAACAAGCCACCTTTTGTTCCAATTCTTTTGGCTGTAAGCAACCCCTTCACCTTTGGAATGGTTTACATAGCCACCACGAACCATATCAGCCTCACCATTGGGGTCATGGTGGATCCAAGCGCCTTCTGTAAACCCAATCACCACGCTGTAGTGCCCAGAGCCACTAGGAGCCCCTACAGGGCCTTTGTGAAGCCAACCAGCTACTACAGGCCGACCAGCCTCTAACTCGCGTCTGAGAGCCTCTGGGGAGCCGTTCTGGATGAATTTAGCGTCTAGCCCGAGGTGTCTAAGGGTTTTAAGCTGAGCGTCTGCAGAAGTTGAATCACCATATCGAGCACGGATCTTGTTGTATTCGTTATCTGTTTTTACCTTGCCGTAGTAGTCAGCAACCATTGCACAGCTAGAACTAAAGCACTCTCGATAACCATTAGGGCCGTTATCCAATTGGTACTCATACGGCACCTTTAGCAACACACCTGCTTGTTGTATTTGAGGTTTCTTTGTTTGACGATTAACAACAGAGATTAACTTATTTGCATATCGAGGGTCAGTTGCATAACCCTGAGCTTGTAGTTGCTGAGCGGCTTCTGACGCTGTTTTAGCGTTATTTACGCCTTTGTATTGTTTGTAATCTTTGTACCACCGAGTAACGAGGTATTCAACGCACTCTTTAAGAGAAGAGAAATTAAGAAACCCGTCACGAACAGAAACAGGTACCCCATTGACATACTCCGTTGTTGAAACAGTTTTACCAGTTCCTTTAAGTCCAAAGTAATTATGTACGCCTGATGTATGTTGTCCCCAGTTACTCTCCAAAGCCCACTGAGCAGCAACTAGCTCTGGAAACTTTGCTCCAGCCTCACGAGCAAGCTGCTCTACACCATCCCACGAGCCGTTACTAGGAATATTGTTCTTAGGACCAGATCTCCACAAATCAGAAAACTTTGCCAAGGTCCCTGGAGGAATCTGATCCTGCAGGAAGTCCAAAGCAAAGTTTTGATGTTCTTGATTGTTGTAATACTTAGCTACGTCACGGAGAGAGATGTCGGCCATTAAGCAAGATCCGGTCGAGTTTTTCGTCGATGTGTTGGATCTGTTTATCGATCCGGTCCATCATCGGCATGAGCTCGTCCTTTCTAACAAACTCTTTGTGAATCGTCATCTCAACACTGTCGATGCGGCGATCAAGCTCCATATGTCTTTTGTGGGACCAAGCAAATACACCACCACCGACACTGGTAGCACCTAAGACAAGGGATAAAAGGAACGAAGGATCCATTACACACCCTTCATACGCTGTTTATAAGCTTGACCCTTTCTGCGAATTTCCATCACATTAGGGACTGTGTTAGCAAACCGCTCCCAAGTACGTTTTGCGTACGCCTCATCGGCAGGGCTAGCTGAAGGATCGTGCTCAGTAGGACGGATCTCAAAGCTAGGACCACCAGCTACTTTGATGGATCCTGACTTTTTCATTCCATAACCTCTTTTGCTCTTCATTTCTTAGGTACGCAATTAGGGACAGTTTTGGCACCTTTCTTCTTGGTACCAACCATTTCGTAGCCTTTCCAGCATGGTCCTTTAGCCATGATCACTTCTCCCCTTTCATTTTGGTGGTGTACTTACGACCTTTCCAAGTGAAAGTCTCGACGCCAGCTTTACGGGCATCAGCAAAAGCGTCATCAAACGAGCTGTTCTCACGTCCTTTGTTGCCTTCACGAGCCACACGTTCTTGACGGCTAAATTCAGCACCTTGAGTACGTTGAGCTTCTACTCGACGGGCCTCAGAGGCTGGTAGAGCACCTTTAGCTGGTTGAGCCCGCATAACCTCTGCAACGATGGCTAGAGGGATCCCTAGACGCCCCACACCACGACTCATACCTTGAGCTTGCATCGCAGGGGCTCTAGAAGCTCCTGTACGGGTCACAGTGCCGGGTGCAGTAGCTTGAGGTAGTCGGGCAGTTTGAGTGGGCCTTGTACGGCCACTGGGGGTCCTTAGACGACCTCCTCGTTGTGTAGCACCTTGACCTTCAGGAGCGTACTTACCAGCGTTGCTTCGGGTCTGTCCGCCGCGTTTGATTGGCATAGCAGTTACTTGGTTTTATAACCTTTGTTCATCTTGCCACTTTTTGAGCTGTTGTGTTTTGCTAGCTGTTTAGCAACTTCAGGTTTATTAGCGTAGAGATACTTACGTTGCTTGTCGGATTCAAACGGCATAGCTAAAAAGCAATTCTTTAAAAACGTTAACAACAAAAACAGCCCAGGCTACTAACCTAGGCTGCAAATAGAATTACAGATTTTTAACGTTTTTACTCAGCTACCAGCGTTAAGGCGAGCAAACACAAATTCAACAGATGGGGTACCACCAGTAATCGTCACCAAACGACCCCTGATGGCCTTAAGCGGTACGTTTTGAATGCTAAACGCCGTAGCACCGTTACCAGTAATAGTGGTGTCACCACCAGAATCACAGTTGAAATAGTTAGTGCCGTCCAGAGTGCCCTCAATACGAACGACAACACTCGTACCAATACTGGATACGTTTACCTGAACAACAAAGTCCTCTGCACCAACAGAAGGCACATCAGCAGTTGCACCAGTAGCAGTCAGCGCAGTGGCTGTTGTAAAAGTAGGGACCATTTCTTTGAAAACTGTTTGTTTTAATTGTAGACCTAGGCAAACACCCTTACAGGCTGCTCAGGCGTCACCACAAACTCCTCCCACCCCTCAGGCAGCTCACCGACATAGTTGATGTGCCAACCATCGAGGACCGTAGGGCGTGTAATAACTTCATCATCCAAAGACCATTCACCACCACTAAAAATGGTGCCGATCACATCAAGGGCGTGGATGTGGGAAGCAGTGATAAACGCGCCGTCTTCAGTGAGCAGACCAGCAGCATCTAGGGCATCCATGCCGGTCTCAGCATCGGGGAAGCGAATAAAGTGTGTCATTGCGTGATCTGCTGCAGGGTGGTGTTAGGGAGGCGCTGGGGCCAAAAGGTGAGGCGCTTAAGGCGACCGTTCTGATAATTGCCACTCTGATCAGCACCAATCAACAAACGATTAACCGTAGGCAGCGTTCCAGTGGCATCAGTTACGGCAGTGCCACCAGCGTGAGCAAACGCAAAGTCATTGACCGCATATGCCCCGGCGCTTTTTGTCATAACACCAGAAACAATAGTGCCACCATTTAGGTCTGCCTGGGGGGCGCCACCATCAATTACAGTCAGCTTTGGATCGGTGCCATTGGTAAATAATGCAATTCGCTCATTTGCCGTGCTGTCATTAAAGCCGGTCACACCTCTGGTCCCAGAAGTTGGTGTTCTGTATTCTGCAAACACCGTCCCCTCATCCTGCCGATACCAGGAGCTGAAGTTACTCCCCGTAATACTCGCCACGTCTGCGCTGCGGGTTGCGGCGGCTGTGGTGGTGGGGATGTAGCTGGTGGGGAAGGAACCGGCTTCTAGTTGAGCGCCCCAGACATGGATGGATCCGTATGTGTCAGGAGTAGTACCAAATGCACTCAGATAAATTTGGGCCCTTAGTCCTGTGTGGGCAGTGCTAGTAACACCACTAAGGATGCAACGATACCAACCATTTGGATAGGGGACGATTGTTGATGTCGGCGTAGCCCATCCTGTGCCAGAAGCGCCTGTTGCAAGGGTAAAAAGATTAAACACGCCCCTAAAGTTATTGGTTGCTGCGCTGTCGGAAACGTACAGAGCAATTCCGTTTGTAGTTGCAGTGCCGACTTTTACAAACACAGAAAGTGTATAAGCCTGCTGTGTTGTTAAAACAGGATTCTGCCGCAGAAAACGCGTAACGGTAAGTCCGTCTGCTGGAGGAGCAATGGTATCTGCGGTTGCCGTGCCGTCTGGTGCAACGACTGAGTTAGTAGTAACAGTAAGGTTTGATGCAGTCCACGTCGTTGCAAAATCTTCAGATTGCAGCACGTTATTTGTCCTCGCCTCCTCCACCAGCAGCCCAAGGCTTTCGCCCGTCGTGGGGTTGTGGTCGAAGCGTGCTTCGTTCGTCGTCGCTGTCCTGATCACACCCTGGCTATCGACGTAGGTGCCGCTGCTGGCCCTTGTAAAAGTTACACGAGGGTCAAGAGTTTTAGTACGAGCAAATTGAAGGTCAAGTGAAGAGGCATTAAAAATACTGCCATTTCTGACAGTAGGGAAAACGCTTTGTAACAAACGTTTTGGAGAAATTACCTTCATTTACCTTGACCTCGATAAGCCTTTTTACCCATCTTAGGCTTACTGTTTTTACTTGAACCTTGGGTTGTTTGTTTTGGTTTAGGCGGAAGACGTACTGGTTTACCGCTAAGAGTTTTCTTAACCATTACGGGAGTCCAAACAGCTCCTTCAGTTCCGCCACAGTCAACCCAGCGGCTTCCAGCTTCTGCTCAGTGGTGAGCACTGGGGCGGGTTCAGGTTCAGGGGCTGGCAAGGGTGTGTTGCCTTCATCGAGCCAGGCCAGATAGGCGGCGTAGTCGGTGTTGGCGGGGTCGGGTGGGATGAAGGCGTTATCGGTGAGGCGAAGGATGGTGTCGCCGGTGGTGAGTTGGTAGGTCATGGGTTACAGCTCGGCGGAGGCGTTGATGTAGTTGCTGCCGTAACGTTCAATAGCTCCACGGCCTTGAACGCTCCCAGTGGTTACATCGTCAAAGTAAAGCCAAGCGCCTTGTGTGGAAATAGTGGTAGCACCGTTGATGCTTACTGTAATTGTTCGGTCACCGACGCTTGAGGCGTTGATATAACGATAAGCAAATGAGCTTGAAATTAAAGCAAATGTAGGCGCAGCTCTCATGGGCTGGTTAAATCTGACGCCATAAGAGTGCGTTGTATTTCCTTCTTCAAATCCAACCATGCCGCCGCCAAGTTGCTGGAAATAGCGTTGGCAGAGTTGGACCTCCTGCCCGTAGCTGCGTCGTTCAAACGGGGTGGCGACGGTGCCGGGTTCGAGTTGGACGCCGGTGATGTAGAAGGTGGCTCCAGAGGTGGAAATTAAGCGAACGTTGCTGGACGCACGACAAACATTACTTGCGTTCCAGGCGTTGGCAGTTCCTTCAAAACTTGAGCCAGAACCCAAATCAAAATTAAGTCCAATACCTATTCCCGTATCCGTCAACCATGTACCAGTTGTATCGCCCGGAATTGTGATGGATTTATACTCAAAAGTGTTGGCGGTGTTAATTGTGTATTGAAATACATAAGAACGTGTTTCTGCGCTGTTACAAACACGAGCGCCATAAGTGCCAGTAACGCTAGAGCGTACCCAGAACCCTATGGTAATTGATTGGGCACCAGCCGCACCCCAGCCAAGGTCAGCAGTATTTAAGCCTTCAACTGAATGGTCAAATCTGTACAATCCGGTCGATGGTACAGACGTTTGCGCTACGGTGATTGTAATTAGACCGCTCTTTGTGTGACCAGCAGGAGCGGTTGCACTTTGCTGAAGTGTAAAAGTTCCCGTAGTGTCGTTAAATCTGACAATACGCCATCGGTCAATTCCGTATGCAACTGATCCACTAGGCGAAGTAATTGTGCCGCCTCGTTGATCAATCCGCATATCACCGTTGATGATGCGGTTCCTAGCCCCAGCCAGCGGTCCACCGTTGACGCTACTGAGCTGAGCTGTTGCCGTGCCATCAGACGCCAGCACAATCGCTGGTGAGCCTGCTGAAGGGTTTTGAAGGTTCTGGGCTTTAAGGGTGCTCATGGTTGTGCCTCCAGGGCGGCGACTTTGGCTTCAAGGGTTTCGATCTTGGCGATGGCTTCCTGCAGCGCAGCGGTCAGCAGGGGCACCAGCTTGGACTGGTCGATGCCTTGGTAGATCGGGTTGCCATCGGCATCCACCTCGTCCTTGGTGCCGGTGACAGCTTCAGGAACAACAGCCTGCGCTTCGTGGGCGATGAAGCCGTCTACGGTTTTGGTGGGGTCGGCCTTGAAGTTGAAGCGGTGAACTGGGATCTGACTGAGGCGATCAATGGCGCCGGTCAGCGGGGTGACGTTTTCCTTGAGGCGGTAGTCGGAGGAGGTGTTGTAAGCAGTGGCTGAGCCGCTAGTGGCGATACTACCTATGACTCCATTTGGGGTCTTGAAAATAATGTGGGGAATAGCTGAGGTTGTATCCGCAATACTGGCGCAACCTGCATGACTTCCCAACTTTGCATTGAATTGAAACTTGGGCCGACCGTTTGAAGCATCAGAGTAAGAGCTAGTTCCGTTGACAATAAAAACGCCGTTATTTTCAAATCGAGCTGCTTCTATTCCCCCAATACTCCAGGCAATAAAGCCAGTTCCGGGCGACCACATCCCGGTGCTTGTATCACCCGAGAAAAACAACGATGGGGCCGAAACCGTGCCAAGGCTCAGCATCGCGTCACTTGCCCAGCTCAACGTGCCACTGCCATTGGTGACGAGCCGCTGATTTGCTAAGCCATTCCCACCAGGCAACACCAGCGTGTTGGAACCAGCGACTGCCGGTGCGTCGATCTCGGTGTAGCCCGATGTTGAGCCGTTAAGTCTGAGTGTCATTGGTTTGCCTCCAGGGCAGCTTTGATGTCTTCAGGGGTTGCTGCTGCTTCAATCGCATCTTGCACAGCGGCATACTTCTCGCGGATCTCTTGCCGCTTCGCTTCAGCCTCAACAGCATCCACACCAGGGATCTGCTTAGCAATCACATCATCGAATGGTTTGAACTCTTTAGCGCGTTGCTGACGGCGATGCTGATGGCCGATCTCTTTGCACTTCTCAAGGTCATGTTCGATGCAGCAGTCACCCATCGTCCAAGCGCCACGGAAGAAGCGATCAGAGGGGATTTCGTCAGCATCGACGATCTCGTAGGGGACACCTTCAGGCACGTCTTTCAGTGCCAGTTCAACGGTCTCGGCGGGGATGATCACCGCTACGCCGCCTTCAAGTGTGGGGTAAATGATTCGTTTCATGGTTTAGCGGAAGACGGCGACGGAGATAACACTGCAATCAAGAGACACGCCATCGTCACGTTTTGTTGCGAAGCGACATGAGCCAGCATTTAACCCGATGTTGCTAGAACCAATAAAGGAATTAAATTCAAATGCTGCACCCGTAGTGCCGATGACACTTCCAAGTGCGCTGTAGTTTGCATCTGCCAAGGCATTCGTAAAGTTCATCGTATAGTCCCCAGTCCCGTTATCCGTAATACTGCTCACATTGAAGCTAGCCCTGATCGCCACAGTGCCAATGCCGTTGAAGTTCACCCAGGCTTTACAGAGTTGACTTTGTTCACTGGTACCAAGCTTATCAATGGTTACAGCGGTAGAAGCCAGCTTGGTATTAGTAACAGCAGCAGTAGCTAGATCAGCTTCGTTAACACAACCATTTTCAAGACCACCAACGCTGATACCAGCAATTGTGCCTGTTCCGTTAATAGTAATAGGCATCAGACAATCACCCAGGTAGAACCAGTAGGTACCGTAACTGTGACCCCTGAGTTAATAGTTACAGGACCAGCAGTCATGGCGTTTTTGTTTGTACTAATAGTGTAATTGTTAGTTACGGTTTGGTCGTTTTCATAGAAAATTTGGTTAGTACCACCACCGAGAGCACCACCAGCAAGACCCCAAGATAAGTTTCCGGCACCATCAGATTTAAGTGCATAACCACTTACGGTTGCATCAGTAGCTGGGAGTGTCCAAAGAACGTTAGTAGTGATGTTAGATGGTGCTTGGAACCCAACGTAGTTACTACCGTTAGCACTTGCTTCACCAAATCGAAGATCTGTCTGGTTACCCAGAACAATATCTCCAGTCATCGTGCCACCAGCTTTAGGCAGAGCAGCGTTAGCAGTGGTGTTAGCAGTGTTAGCGAGGTCGTAAGCTGTTTTAACGCTGTTAGGCGTAGCAGCTGTTGTAGTGCTGATATCGCTTACAGAATCAGTGAGTTGAACAGTTCCTCTAACAGAGGTTGAACCTTGTTGAATCTTGGTGCCAGTGATACCTGCTGCAGCGTTAATAGCACTGTCTGTAATCGTGTTAGCAGCAATCTTGGAGTTAGTAACAACACCGGTATCAATGGTCCAGCTAGTACCACCGCCACCAACGATAATGTCACCCTTATCACCATCAGCAATACCGCTAATAGCAACACCGTCGACATAGCCTTTAGTAGCCAGGTCAGTGCTGTTAGTAGGAGTAGGACCGACAGGACTAGAGCTAAACGTTTTAACACCAGCAATCGTTTGAGCCCCTGTAAGAGCTACATACTTTGCATCAGTCTCTGCTTCGGTGTAGTAACGGTTATCAAGGTCATAAGACCCAACAGCAGTGACGTGACCTTGAGAGGTAACAGTGATGTCTTGAAGGACTACACCGTTGCTGTTGTTAACAGTAGTACCAGCTCCAACAACGTTATGGGAGATGGTGATTTGACCGCTACCAGGGGTGTTGTCAGCAATACTGAGGTCAGTACCAGCAACAATGTCACCAGTTAGTGCTGTCTCAATCTTGGTGTCTACACGGCTATCGAGAGCTGCTGTAGTAGCCAAATGGCTATCGTCTGACAACCAAGCTTCGTTGGAGTCAACAACACCTCCAAGGTTTCCTAGGTCACCTGTACCGCTGTTAAGAGCGTCATAGGTATCAGAGAACTCTTGAAGACCATAACGAATTTGGTTATCAGCGTTGTTAAGGTCTTGAGCTGTCAGCGTAGAACCTGCTGTATAAACAACAGTTGCTGCTCCAATATCAGTCGTTCTTTCCAGACGAACTGTTGCACCACTTACCGCTGTGTTAAGAACAATGGCTGTTCCAGCGGTGTTAAAGGTGTAATCAGTTGTAAGAGTTTTAAGAACGTCGTTTACATAAACCTTAATGTCTGCCTGTTTAAGGTAAGGGATTGGGTCACCACTACCGTTAGTCAGCGCAAACGTTGTACCAGAAGCACTGGTATAAGTTACAGATGCGTAAGCCATTACTGGGCACCTCCGGTCACTCGTTGTTGCAGAATAAACTGTTTCATTTCTTCAGGCATTTTGTAACGTTGACCAGG